TCGGCATAGTCAAAATGACGGCCAAAGCATTCCCTGAACGAAACGCATTCATCCGACCAGCCTTCAACGACATTTTTATAAATGTAAGCCTTACGTGGAACAGTAATCGTTCCGCAAATAAAGTGCAAGCCCTTTGGCGTAACGCGCCAGGCGCCACCCGCTTTTTTTGTTTCGTCATCGTTTACGCCTGGTTCAACAAACCCCCAATGCTGCAACGTTGTATGCGTTTTGCCACGCAACAGCCAGCGCGGGCCAATCTTTGGAACATCGACCCAACCATCCACATCGGAAGGGGCGCGGGAAAGCCACAGAAGGGCCAGGGCGCGTGTTTCGTTCATGCCCTGGGGGCTTACCTTGCCCCATTTCCCGCAACAGGGGCAATGGCCCCCGTCGCCTTCGATGGTGGCCCGCCAGTTGGTTTTCAGTTGCGCCAGGTAATCGCCTTCGTCGCCAAAAAAATCCAATTGCATGGCCAGCCCCTTAGAAGTTTGGCAAATCGTCGTTCATGTCGTCGAACCCGCTGCTTTGGGGTGCGCGTCGCTGTTGTTGGCCTTGCGGCTGGTCGTCGCGTTCGCGTGGTTCGTTGATGTATGCCCAACCGTCCCAACCGCCTTCCTTCAGCGGGATCACGTCGATTTTGAGCATTGGCCCGTTCTTGGTGTCGATAATCGAACCGATCCGCTGGTAACGGTTCTTTTGTTGGCCCTGGGCGTTGTTGTACGTGCCGGTGATTACGGTGATTTCGTTGATAAGTTTTGCCATGATTTATTCCCCAATTATTTTTTTAAGTTGATCGACCTTGACCGCGGTTTCAGCCAGGAACTTGATTATTTCCGCTTCCATGTCGGCCACGAAAACTTCGTCACGCGGTACGCGCTTAATGAACAGTTGCGCTTTGGCTGGCATCCGTGGATCAAATACAACGTAATCGCACCAGGCGCGGCCAGCACAAACCATTTGAAATTGCATTTGAGCGAAATACTTTTGCGGGATGGCGCCGGTCAGCAGCGTTTCAATCATCGTGGCCGTGTTGGGGCATTTGATTTCCACGCATCCGTCGTCACCCAACAGGCCGTCGGGTGACGCGCCAGCCATCGCAATGGTCGGGTGGTTGACAAAGCCCACTTCCTCAACCATGTTGCCGGTGGCGGCTTCATACGCCCCGCGGGCAAAGGGTTCCTGGTCGGTTCCCCATTGCATGGCGCTATTGGTGAACGATTCCTGGCGTGTGCCGGTGATTTGTTCGACCACCAGTTGGGCCATGTAGTTTTCGCGGCTGGCGCTATAACCCGACTTTGTGCGGGCCATCACGTCGGCCACTTTGGACGCGGTGACTTTGCCCAGGCGGGCGGCAAACCATTCGTCGGTGCGTTGTTCGATTTCGTCAGACATTTTCATTTCCTTTGGTTGATAAATCTTTTTTGGCACGGGCCACGCGTTCTTTTTTGGCTGCCATCACTTTGGCTTGCAATGCCTGGTTTCCTTGACAACCATCAAATGCTTCCTTGAACACTTTGGCCAATTCGTCGCTGTTGGCGCTGGCCTGGATTGCTGCTAAGTGGTCGGTAATGTCGGGCGTTGGGATTGCTGGCGCTGTTGGGCGTTTGCTGGCCGCGTTGCCGTCGTCATCTTCCGGTGCAATGCCACAGGCTGCCATAAGGCTATATCGGCGGGCATACGTCAATGCGCTGCCGTAACCCTGGGCATCTTGTTTGGTGGCCGGAACGTGCAGCCGACCGCACGACATGACCTGGCCGGATTCGTGAATGAACACGGTTTCGACAATCACGCCGGTTTCGCATTCGTGGACTTGTTGCGTCAAGGCAATGCCGTTGTCGTTTAACGAATCCACGACCGCTTCCACGCAAGCCGACAAGTCGGCATACTTGGAACGGAAGTGCGGGTTGCTGGATGATTTCAAAGCGGGGCCAAATGCTTTTTGTGCTTTGACCAAGGCGCTGGCAATTTTGCTGAAGTTGTTAAGTTGTTCCATGATTTTTTCCTTTACCATTTCGGGGCGCAAGTAACGTCAATCACAACGTCGGCGGTGTATCCGCTGACCTTGCGTTTTCCGTACATCAACACGGCGCGAAGGTTGTTGGCCTGGCAATCGCCAATGGCCGACACGACTTCGTTCCGCGACATGGGTTGGATTTCTTTATCCAACACCAAATCTTGTTTTCCGCTGGTGGTCGATGTATTGGCGCAACCGGTCAGGCGCCAACAACAATCACCAGGGCCAACAAAACCAACCAATTCCAGGCGCGTTGGTAGCGCGTTGGTTTTGGGTAATAAGGGCCATCAACATCGATGCGAATAGGTTTTTTCATAGCAGTTACTTTCAGAATGGTGCGGGCGGCAAGTTATTCCGCTTTTGATTTTGGTAATCGCGTTCTTGCTTACGCGTCCAGGGGATTGGCCCCCCTGGCGGCGGGAAAGGCCAGTTAGACATTTGCAATTTCTTTGGCGTAGTTGATGGCCTGGGCAAACATGGCCACGGGATAAATGCGGGTGGCCACAACCATTTCGGCATCGGTGTCCAACAACGTGACGGCATAACCTTTTTTGACCTGGGTTACCAGGGAAGCAATGCCATATTCCGCATTCACAAACGTTGCGATTTGGTTGGGGTTGGTGATGGTGACGGCGTTCATGCTGCAACCCCTGACAAAAATTGTTGAACCTGATTCATTTCGTCGGCGCTGACTGTCCATTCAGGAATGCCGCCATCAAGCGAAAGGCCGTTGGGATATGTGCCATCCATAATGGTGTCAACGTAGTAACGAGACACAAATTGACCACGGCCCATCCAATCAGATTGGTTGTAGCGTGAATCGTAGAATTCGACCATTGGCGCTTGGTCGTTTGTCAGGCAGTCATTCCGGCCGTATTTTTCGCCGGTTTGAACTACGCGAATGTTGTATTTGCCTACATTTAACATTTTAATTTCCTTTTTAAAAGACCCGTTAGGGCATGATGTGATTTTAAGCCAACTTAACTTGCGGTGTCAATAGGATCAGCAAATATTTTTGCAAATCTTTCACGAACTGCAATTGCTTCACGCAATTCGGCCAGGCTGGCGCGTTCCAGGTAAACGCCGCTGACGGTGGCGGCGTAGAACACGCGGCCCCCGCGATGTACCCTGGTGATTCGGATTGTCATTTCGTTCCCCTTAAAAGATGGCCATTGCAAGCCAAATCAAAACATAGATGGCCGGTGCTGCCACCAGCGCCATCCCCAAAACTTCCCAATCGGTTGGTTCGCGGTTCATGGCGTCCCCTTTATGCGGCCTTGCGGCCAACAGCATTCCAACCGTAACCGTCGTCACCCAAGAACCCGACACGGGCCAGGGTGGCGCTTTCCTTTGTATCGCAAAGGCTGATTTCCTCAACCTTGGCCATGATGCAGCGATTTGCTTCGTAATCCAACCGGTCGGCAATGTAGGCGCTGTCGTAACCGTCGGTAATGACAGGCATTGCGTAACCGTAGTATTTGCAAGCCGCTTCGACTGCGCCTTCCAAAAATGCTTTTGTAAATTTGCGATTGACAAAAACAAAGTCAGCACCGAACCGAACTTCCTGGCCATCCAAGGCGCCGTAATTGCTGCCTTTGTAATCGGTCATTCCGTCGAAATAAGAACCTTCAAACATACCGGCCACCGCTTTGACCTGGTTGTAAGTTGGGCCGTTTTCGTAACGAATATTGATGCTGGCGCCGCCGGAATAAACGCTAGAACGGACGGCAAACTTTACGCCAGGAAAAGATTCTTTGAGAGCAGCGCGAATGAGTTTTGCGGTTTCGGCGCATGAGAGGTATTTACGATTTGACATTTTGATTTCCTTTTAAAAGACCCCGTGCAATTTGTTAGGGCATAGGTGAATATTAAGCCCGCTTAACAACATTGTCAAACACTATTTGTAAAGCCCCCTTAACTTTGTCAGGTATTGCCACTCTTGACAAGATTTGCAAGGCCGCTTAACATGGAAAGATGGATAAAGAAAAAGCAATCAAACTGGCTGGATCGGCCAAGGCTTTGGCCGAACTGTTGGGAATCACCAGGGCGGCCGTTAGCCAATGGGGAAGCGATGTTCCGTCGGCACGGGTTTGGCAGTTGAAAGCGTTGCGTCCGAAATGGTTTAAGGGCTAGAATTTGTTGGAATCCGGCTAGGGTGGAAGTCATGAGCCACCCGAAAAGCGAGCCCACCCGCCGCCGTGATTTCTTTTTTATGTGGGACAGAGTGAGGGAAAAATGCACTATTACCAGCATCACATTGGTGACTTTATAAAAGCCACCGCCAGGTTGACCGACGGCCAAGCAATGGCCTATTTGCGGTTGTTGTGGATGTACTACGACACCGAAAAACCCCTGAAGCCTGACACCAAAATCCTGGCTTTCCAAATTGGCGCGACCGTTGAAGAAACGGAATTGCTGTTGGAATCGTTTTTTTGGCTGGCTGAAAACGGATGGCATCACACACGATGCGACCAGGAAATCGCAGAGTACCGAACATTCCTGGAGAAAAAATCCAACGCCGGTCGGGCATCCGCTGAACGTCGGAAGCACAACAGCGCAACAGGTGTTGAACAGGTGTTGAACGAGTGTTCAACGGATGTGCAACTAACCACTAACCACAAACCATTAACCATAAAACCAAAGAGAGAGAGCCAGCGCGGGACGCGCCTGGCCCCTGACTTTCCGCTGTCGGATGAATGGGTTTCTTTTTGTCACCAACACC